ATGAATTGAGAGAAGGTTTTCATTTGGAAGTGGTGTTTATCTCCTGTTATTTATTACAATAACACCCCAGAACCCACAATGGGGAACTGGGGTGCCACTTATTCAACTGTCTTCTTCTTGCTCTTCTCTATTCAGTCGCTCGCCTGGTTTTGCTACCAATCCTGCTTCATAAAAGTATTTTACTCTTTCACGACGTGCTTGAACAAGCATATCATATTGTTGACGCTGATCTTTAGTGTAGCGAAAATCTTGACGCCTCCAAGTCTCACGGAGTTCTTGAAGGTGAGGCAGGACGTTTACAGTGTCAGTCATTGTTTTGTGTAGTTGTGATTTCAGTAGTCGATGTTGCCGTTGAGATATTCTTTCATATTGAAGTCCTTTTGCTCTTGAACAAGGTCTTCAAGATCTTCAGAAACAAAGTCAAAGTTTTCCATTTCTTCAACTTGAATGTCGTCGAACCAGTCCATAAGTGTTGTGCTTACAATAATAAAACAGTTTAGAGGTGAGTAACTTTTTATGCCATCAATGCTCCAGAAGGAATCTCTACAGGTTCAGGTGCTACCATATCTTCCCACTGATGCATATCGTATGCGAACCAGTTACCATTGCGGAAAATGTAAGAGTATTCTTCACCTTCAGAGAAAAACTCTTCCATATCTTTATCAAGACGAGGAGGACAATCTTCATTCCTTTCAGAATAATACAACGGACCACTTTCGGGACGAGTTTCATTATTCCAACCACAGTTAGTCCAAGCAGATGACATATCACCACCGTCAATTAGTTCTGCTACTTTCTCCTTTGAATTGTAGTGCGTTTCAAGAATCCGACCCAACCAAGAAGGATAACCATCATAATGATGATAAACAGAAAGAATAGAATCATCTTGAAGTTGAATACCAATTCGTGAGCGGGTTGCCATTGTGTTGGTTGAGTGCTTACACTATAACGACACTTTAGAGGTGAGTAACTTTAATTACTTCTTTTTTCTTGAATTGCGAGTAGTGTTTCCAGTGGAATCCACGCTGGGTTTTCTTCTCCGAACTGTACTTGTACTTCGGTTATTGTTTTTTCTAGTTGACGATTCCAAGTCTTTCTTGTGTTTTTTACAGGACTCAAAGGGTTCTCCATCTTTGTGAATGATGTTGCATTGTCTTGTTTTTAGTTTATACCTATCAAGGTATTTTTGCAAGTGCTCTTTGCATTGAAAATGACACACTGTAGTTCCATGTTCTAATCTCCATGGAAATGTGTCATAATGTTTTTTATCCATACAGATCAGAATCTCGATACTGTTGTGATTTGTATTCAGAACAATTAAGAGTTTCTCTTGTCTTAATATATTTTACTTCATCCCAATACCAACGGTGACATAAAACAAGTGTATGAACTTTTTTATGAATACTAACTAAATCATCAGGTTTATCTTTTACACTAATCTCGATAGTAAAGTAATCATTACAAATAAAATATACCCACCCCTCGGTTACTTTGCCAAGGGAATCTGTCCATTTTACATAGTCATTAACCTTTGGCAAATATGTCATAGGAATGCTGCTTCTAATGGGTTTAAGTTTAAGGGCATTGCAGTATAAGATCTAGTATCAGAGATGTCTACTGTTTTTCCAGGTTTTTTATGATCGATTGGAGCGAGGTATTCTCTGTTCTTTGTGTTGTAGAATCCCCAAATACTTTTTGCAATAGCACCATCGTTGTAATTGAATTTAGTATGATTGCAACACCAAATAGCAATGATGTTGCGTTTGAACGGAAGGACTTCATAAGAGAAACCTTTTGGGGGTTGATGGGGGAAATCATTTGGAAGTTCAATCATTAGGTTGTAAATTCTTCAACAATACAAGACTCAAGATCTTCTGCAAGTGCGTATGTGCGGGAATTTTGAATGTTGTATCGAAGTTGAGGATAATGCTCAACATTAAACTCTTGATCTCTTTCTGTAATCAAGTCAAAACATTCATTGTCACTTTCGGCAATCACATTCCACAATCCACCATATTCAGATTGAGGAAAAGGAACAAAATGTTCTACAAGATAGAAAAACTTTTCTGCCATTGTTATGTGTAAATTACTCTTCAATAATAGGGTAATAAGGAGAATTAGTCAACTTTGCTAATTGTCTTTCTAGTTCATATTTGACACTTATGATACGAGAATAAAGAAAATGTTCATATTCATTATCTTTAAGTAAAATTGTTAAATTGTCAACTTGTCTCAATGCAATAATAAGTTTTTCTTCTTCTGTTATTGTATGTTTTGGTGATTTGAATAGTGTCATACTGGCAGTTTAGCGACAGATTTTTTCTTTCGATGCTTATCTATAAAGTTTATTGCAGACTGACGATTGCGACAAACTTTAAGAACATTTGCTTGATGAACTATTGCGAGTTGTGTATCACTGCCGACAATAGGAATAGCAGCATACATCATAGGGTCTTCATATTTTCCAACAATGAACCCTTGCTCTACTGGTTTAGGTGCTAAAATGTCGCTTTTTGTTTGAGTAATCTTCACCTTCTAATCTCCGAAATTGCAGGTTGACCTTGGTGGAATACAGTATCAACAACTGCCTGCACTTTGCGAGCAGTAGAGATACCTACCTTATCATAAGTAGGGACACAAACAAGACCAAAGGTCTTCTCTTTGCCACCCAGTCGAATCACACGCCCAATACTCTGCGAAATACCAATGTAATCCATATTGCGCATAAAGATTACAGATTCCAAACCAGAAACATTGATACCTTCAGATAGAATACTATGGTGGATAACTACAAACTTCTTGGTAGAATCTTTGCCCCAAGCATTCAGAGTGTCGAAGAATTGCTCACGATTGACCTTCTTGCCGTCAATGATTGCACCAGTCTTGGATGTAATCGTCATCCAAGAATAACCACGCTGATACAACTCGGCACAGAAACTAGACTGTGAAATAAGACCCACAATCTGCTTTGTTGTGCGAGCACAAATTAGAGTCTTGTTGATGTTGTTATCATCAATAGTCTCCAACAGGTTGTCAGAATCTTCTGCAAATACAACCTTACGACCTTTCACCATAGGCAGTTGCTTGACAACAACTTTAGGGGGAAGAATGAAACCACCATCAACCAATTCAGGAGCAGGAACATTGATCAGAACCTGACCATAAACTTCAGGATTATTCATACCTGGTTTAGAAACAGTCAGAGAATGTTTCGGCGTGGCAGTATAAAAATACACGCGATCAGCATTGGAACTGAAAAACTCAGTAGCAGGAAAAAAGTGTCGTTGAACACTATTATGTGCCTCGTCAAAGTAGATAGTATTGACCTCAATATCTGCATCAACAATGCGTTGCAGAGAATTGTAGGTGGTGAAGATAACTACATTCTCACCCACAGTCCGAGCAGTGTTAGCAAAAATGTGAATCTTGTCTACTTTAGTTGAAGAATAGTGGTGAGTTTCGCCACTATGAACATGCATAATGTGAGTGTTGGCAGTATCAATAACTTCCAGAAACTCACTACACAGTTGTTCTGCTAGCAGAATGCGAGGAGCAACAACAACAGTGGTGGTGCCATTGTTGATAGTATCATGGCGACGTTGAGTGTCCATGATCATTGTCAGAGTCTTACCACCACCAGTAGGCACAATCATTTGACCCTTATTGTATGTTTCCATACGCTCAAGGATACGCTCTTGATGTGGTCGAAGGGTAATCATAATGTGGTGCCTGTGTCACTGGGACACTTTCAAGGTGAGTAACTTTTATTCTATAAGAATAACCTCCTTAACTGTTAAAGTCAAGAAGGTTTGTTTTGTTTTAGTTTTTCTACTAGTTGGTATGCATATGCTTCCATTTTTTCTGGATGTATTGCTTTTATACCAGAATCTTTTACAGCATTTTCAATACTTTGAAGTTCAATCTCAGTAAGTTTTTTATCCTGCGATGAAAGTGTCATGGTTGTTTGTTAATGTGTGCATATCATAACAGTATTTAATTGCAAATTCAGAATTCTTAATGATTTATTTTGTTTTGAGAAATATATCTTTACTCCTCATTAAAAAATGGTCCAAACTTACCATTATCACCCAATTCTCTGTCTTCAAGTTTATCCATAATTGAATCAATCGTGGTTAAACTATCAATCTCTTGAATCATTTTTGCAATAGATGTTGCAACTAATGGTCTTTCACTTCTAGCAGCAAATGCTAAAGCATTTCTCAAATTTGATTCTGCTTCCTTCAAACTTTCTTTTACTTGAAATCCTAGCGCCATTTTTTAGTTCCTCCTTCACAAGCACTCCAAAAATCATTCCAATCCTTATCATTCCCTTCAGTGATAGAATTTGATTCAATCATTTCCATCACTTGCATACATTTTTTTGCATACTTATCATAATATTCAAA